CAGGCGGCGTGCTAATGAGGCACGGTCCGGGCACTGGAGTCGAACCAGTGTACATCTCCCAGACAGCGTCGAACCCGCGCGTAGGTTCGGATCATTGGAGACAGGGAAACTCTCCTCACCGGGTGCGGGCAGGAACCGTTCCAACCGACGGAGGATTTTTAGGGTATAATCCACAAACCCAACTTGTCGCCATTCCTTCCAATCGACGCCCTCAGCAGCTGTGCTAGTGGGGGCCCGACGGCAACCGAAGCCGAAATTCGGAGGGTTCTACAGGCTTGATAGTAGGTAAATATGCGCTCGGTTTCCCGAATACGCCTTTTTCCTAACGGAAACTGCCACGCCGTTACCGACGCGCAGCCAACCGCCATCCGTCCTACTTCACCCGAACGCCCTTTTCATTTCCTTACCGAGTACTCTCAGAGGTGCGCACACATGAGACTATTCGCTACCCACAGAGTTCCTACTTGTCGTTGTGCCCGTTTGAGACGTTTTAGCATCGTTGACGTCCCCTCCCGAAGAAGGGTGGTGGGAATGTTAAACCCTAAGACACGATCCAAGCGGTGACCAGGATAGGCACCCGTTGGGGATTTTACTAAGGCCGATAGGGACTGGCAGGAACACCAGCCTAAAAAGCCATAAACTCTCCTAGCTCCGACACGGCATCCGGGCCTCGAGCGCGCACAGGTGCGTCCTCGGGCACGAATTCCGGATCGATGGCATTGTGCGCCTGCGCAATGCAGTATTAATTGAGCCTATAATGGAGCCCTGAAGGCGACCACTCAGGCACCACATCTTCGAGAGCAGGTCTCCAGAGTGTGGGTTTAGAGCAGGCTTTCCATACCTTCAACTTCTTCAGTCCAAGCTGGTCTTGGGTGCTATGCGGGGTAGGGCACCACTGCAACCAGTGAGGCATGTATTGTTCAACAAGCCTCAAGGTTTGGGACATCCAAAGTCTCACAGGTGTAGAGGGTCCGGTACGTAGCACATATTTTTTGTACTTAAT